GTAATTGGTAATACATTTTTACCAGATGCTGTAACAATTACAAGTTGATCACCGCTAGAATTAAATTTTGCTCTATAACCAAACTGTTCATTGCTATCTGGATAAGCAGGCTTCACTACAGTTTCATAAACAAAATCAGGGAACGTACTGGAAATTAGACTGTTCTTTAATACTAACACAGCACCAGAATCAGCTTCTTTATCATCAAACAATGGCACACCTAATGCAAGCTTATCGCCAACAGCATTTAAACTAACACTGCTTCCAATTCTGTTAGTGATACCTATTACAGTAGTAGTTGGCAGATTCGGAATGCTTGTAGGCGTTATTTCTTGTGTAAATTGATATCCGCCTGAGGCAAATCTATACACAAATACTTTACCAGATCTATGGCCTGCCCAGGGTCTAATCAGTTCCCATTCTGTTAAGCTGTCAAAGTTAGTAGCAGCAGGATTAGGTATTCTACAGATGTAGTAATCTAAGTTATATCGAACAACATCGCCCTGTTGGTATAAAGCACGATCTCTCAGACGCCAAGTGCCCTTAAACTTATCATAGTCTGCATCATCTGCATACGGGGCACTGATGACTAATGTTGTGCCGTCTGCACTTACGTCAAAATCATAACCAAAATTGTCTCCTCGCTTGACATTTTCTACAGTTGAATATAATCCAATAGCACTATCAAAATATGCACTATCAGACAGGTCGTCAAAACCACCTGCTAGATAACTGCTGCTGTCAAAGGGGAATGTAGCATCACCATATGGATGCGGTCTAAATGGTAGGAAATCATTTCCTGTATATTCTTGCCAGTCTTGGCTATTTGCATCAATAGTGCTACCATCATTGGCTATGGCAACTAATGCTTTATATAATTTACCGTTAAAATAGACTATGTCGCCTACTTCATAACCATAGTGTGTATCGAATATTCCCTTGAATTTTTTATTATAGGCTTGATTCCATCCATCAGTGCTGTCTCCGTTCTCAACATAATCATAGATGAATACTTTGCCTTGATTCTGATTAAAGCCGGGAGCACTTACAAATAAACGATAACTTGACCCAACACTGATAATTTTTAATTTAGTACCAAACTTTTGATCTGCATCTTTGGCAGGTTCTGTTATAGAATACTGTAACACATAGGTATTGTTAGGTCCTTTTCTATAGAATGAAATAAATCCCTGTGTAGCAATACCTGCGTCGCCGTCGACATCTAGCGGAATATTAGGACGCAATCTCCAGTCATCATTAGTAAACATAATGCTGCTGTCGTTATGTCCTGGTGTTACAGGATTTCTCGCTTCCCAATAACAATTTTTATTTCTAACAATATCCCCAGTGTCATAATCCGCGGCCGGGTCATACATACCTCGGTACTTGGTTCTTATCCAACTTGCATTTGGAGCACCAACAACTAACCATTCACCGTCAGGTGAAATAGCAACAGAGTTACCAAAGTCTGTATTTGAAATATACTCTGCAGGGTTGCTTACACTGAATTGAGCAGTATAGTCAAGTGTGTCGCTAGTTCTAAAGTATATTGTTACATTTTCTGTACCTGTATTACCAACAGCCATTGTTAATCTATCTGAATCAACAGCTAAACTAGAAGCAAAAGTTGAACTAGTATTATCGTATTTTATACCTTGGTATGCAGGTTCATTTTTCCACACTTGCCAGCGATTGTAAACACTGCTGGTATCTGCCCATAATAATTCACCGTTCTTAAATTGATTAATTTTAGTGAAATCATAATCGTCAATTGTATTATAACGTACACTGACAAATCTATAAAGCACTGGCGGTGTACTATCAAGGTTAGTTATATCAGTAATTGAAACACCAGTAACGATATAGAGTTTGTCAAGTTCAACTTTGTTGACCAACCAGAACCCTTCGATAGCAGCTATGTTAGTAATACCTATAACAGACCCAACAGCATATTCCTCAGGTACATTGCCCTCAAACTGCAAGGCAAAACCATCATCTGTTTCTAACACTGCAATTAAATCACTTGGACCTTGTTGGAATCTATAAACATTCCAGAATTGATCTTCAAAGGTGGCCCAAGCATAATCGCCAACAGTCCATTCTAAAATATCACTGCCAACAACGTCTTCTAGAGTTCTATAAATTTTAGCAACATCGTTATCATCTACATAACCCGCAGTTTTTATATAATTGTTTTTTGTAGTTGTTAGAGGAAAGGGATTATGATCGTAGCCGTCGTAAGAACTGTAAGTGTCTAAAGAAGGTATAGTGTATATAAGATTATTATCACTTTGCTCTTGATCTGTAAGCTCGATAGGCTGCGGATTTAGTCTAAATTTAGTTTCGTCTAATAGATACTCTACCTGTTTGAATCCGTCTACTGCACCGTATTGTCCTAGGCGGAAGGCAAAATCCTCGTAGAATTCTATACTTGTATTATCAACTGAACCTAATTTATCAAATAACTTAGTGATACTGTTTATGGTACCTTTCTCAGTAATAAACCCTTGATAGAACTTGTATCTGCTTACAGGATCGTTAATAAGGTCTGCTAGATATTGACGATCTTGATAACCAATTAAATGTTGGCCTAACTTCTGCTGGTCAATATCAAAATTGTCAGTTTCTAAATCATAAAAATCTTCAAATTGTGCAGCTTTATAATCCCAGTTAGGCAAGAATCTAGCCTGAGGTCTGTCATCAAGTTTTTGCCAATCTGAAAAATCAAATTCTGACTTGCCTGTTATCCTAGTGTTAGCTGCATAATAAAATTCTTTATATTTCACTAGATCGCCAACAGTATAATCTTTCCATGCTTGCCAATCTGATACAATTGCTTGGTCGTAGACAAATCCAGGTACTGCGAAAGAACCATTCCAGTCGCTGGTTCTATATCCTACAACCTTAACTCGTTCTTGTCTATATCCTGCAGACTTATCGTATATTGTGTCATTAAACACAGTAACGTTGTCTATAACTACAACATTTTCTACTTGAACTAGATTCAAATCTATGTTGAAAATACCTTCATCGGTATCACGAGGTCTAATAACGTATTCATTGTCTTGCCTTAGACTACTGAATAAATCAAAGTCAACTGGTGTGCCGTTACCTTGGAAAATAGTATAGTCATAATAATTGTCTAATTGATTATCGACTACATAATTTTTTCTTTTAAATTTAATTTCATCGGCACCCGGACTAATACTAATAACACTGCCTGGTGCCCATCCTTGAGCTGCCCAGAACATAAATTCTGCTGTTGCATATGTCCAGTTAGTTACTGTGTTAATAGATTGATTGAAGTAACTAAAATCAAATCCAACTGTTTCTAAATATTTTCCATAGCCAAATAAGAAATCAACAACAGATTGTATGTCATTCAGTATGGTACCATAAGGCATTTCTAAAACTGTATCGGTATCAAACTTCTTTTTCTTTATAGCTGTAATTCCGCCGACACTAGGAAGTCTAACAATCTTTGCTAAATTTTCTGTATCAAACTCTGTAGGTGATACAAAATCTTTTAATACTCTATAGTAATTTGTATTGTTTTGTACAATAATTCCCTTGCTATAAAATTTATTAGGTTGCCAAATTACAAATTCTTCACTAACAGCACCTACTCTAATAGCACTATCTTTCGCAGAAGAAATAGGTTGATAATATTTGAATACGTTATTCGTAGTATTGTAACCTCTTACAACGAATCCCACTCTAGCTGTTTCTTTATTGTCGAAACGCTGCCAATATTGTACATTATTTGCTGGCTTTTGATTTACACTGGCTCGTTGAGCAATATATGAATACCCTTCATATATAACAATATCTTCTGTTACATATTCTCTAGCAGGTTTCCAATCCGACTCGGCAAGCTTTTCAATAATTACACCGCTATAATTGACATTCTCCACTACACTAGATTTTACAGTGTAGATATTATAATTTTCGTCAGGGACATAAATTGAACCTTGAGCATTAGGAGTTCTACTGTCTAATAATAATTTCAGCTTATCTTTGGTAGAATACCCTCCTAACTTAAATGCCATCTGAGCACTTAGACGGTTTAAATTATCAATGTAAGTGTCTATTTGCAGACTATTTTTGCTCATTAATCTGCCGTAGATATAATCCACTAGTCCGCTTGTGAAAACTCTAGAGCCCACATCAAACATTGTACTAGGTTTAGCAATTGTAGCAATATTAAAACGTAGCCCTGTATCGACATTGACAAGTTGACCTGCTTTATTTTTTGCTGTTCTACTTAGATCGTAACAACGACTAAACACATCTGCTGGCCTACTCAAAAGAATAGCAGTAATTAAAGAAAACGCATATGCACTACTTCTTCTCCAGGCTGATTCTACAGGGGACCCGTCGCCAAACTTCATGTTATCTCTAGCATTACTGTTCAAGAAATCTTGAGCTATACCAGCAGTCAACGGATCAGCAAGGTTTCCAAATTCGTCAACAGGTGCATATTTTGCTGCACCAATACGCTTATATTTTAATTTTCTAACAGGTATTTTACCAGGCTCTCTTATGATACCTTCTTGTACATCTTCCCATAATACCTGATTATCAACTGTGTAAGGAGCAGGACCGTAGACTTCTTCCCACCAACTAGGTTTAACTGTAAATCCTAAACATTCCCAAGGATGGCTGTGTGGACGCTCAGTATCAAATATCCAACGATAAATTCCTTTATAGAAACCAGGTAAAGTGCCGCCCCTGGGGCCCTTAGCTTTGCCATAATTGTAACTATACTCGTCACCGAGTTCATAAAAATAATCAGTTCTAGTATAATCTTGATCTACATACTGAGCCCATTTTAAGAAATCTATTTTTAAAATGTTGTCAAGCTCTTTACGACCAATCCCGGTAATACGACCATAACCTGGAACATAATCATGGATATCAAAAATGTCAGTATTATATTGCTGTTTGATATTATTGAAAATTCGTTTTTCAAATTCTAATAGGATGTGATCTCTATAGTCACCGTAGGCCATTGTGATGCTGCCATCGTGTCCTTGTATAACTAACTTAGGAGTTTGATAACTATCATCTGTAAAAATGCTAGGTTCAAATGCAGGATATAATCCTAACTTTGTAGGTGTTGGCGGAATATAACAACCATCAGTGTTATTATACTCCCTAATTTCTATCTTGTCACCTAATTGAATATTGGCAAGTATTCTAACGAAACCTTCATCTGTGAAATCATATTGTGAACCATGTAATAATTGTTCACCATTGAGATATACACCGACTGCTTTATTACTAAGAGTTTGTAAATTAAATGTAGTTGCTAACGCAAATAGATTTAAATCTTGATCGATAACTTCATGCTCTACTAAACTATAATTTGTAAATCCTAACATGTCGCTGAATGAATAAGGCATAGATCCATTCTTACTAGAAACTATGTCTTTCAATATTGCATCTAACATAATTCTAGGTTCAGCGTCAATACCAATATTTTCAGCTGTTAATAAAACTGATTTTTTGAATTTAGTATATTCTAAATTAGCCTGTCTAAGTCCTTTAATTATATTAGCTTGACTATCTACTAAGTGATATCCTAGAGCAGAAATAGGACCCGAATGTTGAACAAATTTTGTTCCAAACTTAGTAACAAATCCTGCGTCCCTTAGATTACTAGAACCAGGAAATTTTCCAAAAAATCTTGTAGAATTTTCTACAATACTATCAACATGGTCTAAAACTTCACCAAAGGTAAATGTGGTAACATCTTCGTTGTCTGGGTTGTTTTGTAAATTAATAGGTATATCATAGAATCCATTTTGATTCTTATCTACTCGTGTATAACATTTTAACTTAACAACATCCCCTACGTTAAGATTTTCAAAAAATCTCACGAACGCTTTATCTGCTTGTCTGAAAATATCATATTGTGTGATATCTTGTTTTATGCCATTAACATAGACTTTAACAACAAGATCATTAATTGTTCCGCTGTTATCAAAACAATCTATCGCAAAGAAGTTTCGTATTGTGCCTGCAATATGAATTCTAATAACTGGTTGTTTACTTTTCGCAGCACCTTTAACCCAACCATTAACATATATCTCATTTTTAAATTTATTAACACGTTTTACAAAACACTGACTGCTTTTAATTGAGTCTAACCCGTTAATACCTTTGTAGGTAATGATATCACTGTTAAGATTAAAATCAAATACAATGTCGCCTATATTATTAATATTTTTATATTGTAAAGGAAATCCTAAAACAACATCATTGCTACCAGTCCCAGTTTTATAACTAAAAACTTTATTACCAACAAAATTTGTTCCGGGATATACATTTACATTTCCAAGACTGTTCTCATCTTTATCATACAGGTCAAACAATGGTTCTTGATTTACCGCAGACTTAGTCTGGCCTACACGCCAGCCTGTTCCATTGTAATACCACATACTACCTTGATATTTGCGTCCCTGTTTAACCAATACAGTTTCATTTACAAGTGGTGTGGAATCATCTGTTTCAATTAGAGCGATTTGTCTACGACCGTTAAATTTTATAAACTTAACTTGATATATCCGACCATTGACAAGAATGTCAGGATCAGCAGTAAACAAAATACGCATACCGTCATAAAGCTGAACGTTATCTATATTGTAGCCAATTGCCCCTTCAATCGTGCTAAACACATCTGTAGTATAATCATCAATTAAATCAACTGATTTTTTATTATAACTGCCAAAATTGTATAACTTGAGATTAGGTATAAATTCAACAATAGGCCTGTTAGCACGTAAAGCACTGTCAACATCGTCTAGGATATTATTAAGCCTGTTACTTGTTTCAATTACACTTCTATGAAACCAACGATTAGACCTAGACCAATGATTTCTATCAATGCTGCTACGATTTACTGTAATATAATCCTTGGCTCCAGGATAAAAATTACTAATATCAAATCCGAACGTGTCAAATTTATCTGAATCAAAAGGAACTTTTAAATTGTCATTATATGGAGCAATTATCTCTAATTCAGATTCTGGTATTAGATTTATTGATGTACCAACACCTTCAACATAATAGTAGCCCTTTTGGTATTGAACTGGTGCAACTTCTCCATCAAAATATACACGCATTCCGTTACTTAATAACGTGCCATCATTTAAAGTATAAGTGCGTTTACCAATAATCTCTTTTTCGACGTTAATAAATGTATTTTCTTCTACATTATAAATTTTAAAAAGACCTGCTGTGTTTGGTGTTTTAGCACTAACATAATAAAGTGTTTCGGGAGCATCAGCTGGCACTGTCCATGTCAATACACCATTTTCAACACCGTTATTTTGTACTCCGAAAGCATAAAGATCGTCTGTACCGGCCACACGACTTTGCTTAATATAAAATTTATTGTTAGGACTGTTTACTACAAATCGATATGTTTGTCCTCTGTAAAGAGTAATAACTGGATTTCTTGTTTGGCCGTCGGGGCTGAATAGATAAGCATAGTTGTCACCCTCATTGCTGATAGTAACACTGTACGAACTTACTATTTCCCTAGCTTGTCCTAAAATTCTAATAGGTTCTGGACCGTTGGCTAACCAATAATATTCTCTATAATTGATGAACTTATCCCAATCAATTAATGGGTTCCAAGCATAATATTCTTGCTGAAGAATGTCGCTATGGTTTACTGAACTATTACCAAAAAACTTAATGGCATTAGTAATGTCATTGTAATTTGCAAAAAACTTTAGATTATTAAAATCATCTTTGATAATCAAACTAGGTTCAAACTGATAATTTGTTCTATCCTGATTAATTTCTCTAATATATGAATCATTAACTGTTCTAGATTTACTAGCACGTCTACCAACGTAACCACTTATTTTTTCCACATTGCCTTGACTGATCATTTGATCAATCGTTGCACTTAGAAATTTCTTATTAGGTAAAGTTCTAAAATACTTAGGTAAGAATTCTTCTGATTTTCTAGATTGTTTATTAGGGTCAATAGGTAACTGACTTTGATTATCCGAGTAAGCCATTAGTAACTAATCTCCCCATCAGTTGAACTTGTAGACGAGCTTTGAACTCCGATGTTTAACGGATTTACTTCTGTAACTATTAATCCGTTAGCATTTAACTTATATGCACTTAGATTATCAACGATTTCAATATCGTCAACTATAGCACTGCTTATGAAAATTTCATCCGGATTAGATTCAATTTGAAACAGGCTACCGAATGCCTGTTCAGCTTGTTTAGGAACAATAATAAAGTTAACAATCTTGGGAGATAACTCTTTCATTACGTAGGTAGAAAGTTCTTGGAACCAAAACTGCTCACCAAAATCCCAATTATCTAATGAGAAAAACGTGTTGATTGCATTAATGATGCTTACTTTTACATCATTATCATTAACTACCTGCTCTGGGTTTTTGACTACCACAAACTTGGCCTGTAAATCTGAAGAGGCACTTGCACCAAATAAATTTCTATACTTAACAGGGTGTAGTACTATTTCATCGCTAATGGCCTTGTACTTGTTGAATAAAGCACCGTAGGAAATAGCAAGTTCTGTACTGCCCAAAGGCAATGGTTTTTCTTTAGTTGTATCCTTTAACCAATTTCTATAATCAGTGTCATATTGTTTTGTTAATACGTACATATCAATAAAGTTACTAGTGCTTGGATCAATCCTACTTGTATTATCCGCTGCATGAATATAGTGAAATTTAATATCAGCTCTGCCTAAGAATGCTTGGTAATCAAAATTTACAGTAAAGGAATTTGTGTCCTTGTTAAATTGTTTAACAAGATTAGTATTAATAATGTAATACAATGTTCCATCTGCGATATTAGACGTGTCTGCTATATCTGAATCCTTGTCGACAATTAAGATGTTTGCTGTAGGATCGTAATAGAAATCATCTCTATCAGCAGAATAACGTTTCATGAATACTATCTTTGTCGCTGTATTAATTTCAGGATCAACAATGTCAGTAAACAATTCAGGATTATCAATTACTCCATCGTCATCGCTATCAAAGAAACTAACTTCAATTTTCTTGCTGTCTTGATAACCGTCGCTGCCTTTATAGCCCTCAACAATAGTCCAACTGTATTCGTTAGCAAAATTTAATAGACTATCAGGCTTGGTATTGATGCTCATTACTTTAATTTGATCTTTAACTAATTTGCCTGTCTTAGCATCATAAACCCTGTCGGAGCTATCATAGAAGAATCTAACTTCTTTGTCGCTCTCAAAAACATATCTTACTGCACGATAGATTATTTCGTATACACCGTTGACAACTTCTAATTTAAATAACCAACTAGAATCTTTTTGTCTACGTGAAGTGTCGCCTGCAAAATTTAAGCTAAAGTTATCAAACTTATTAAGATTGTTTTCGTCTATAATTTTGTATTCACTAGCTTCATAGTCATATCTAATACCAAAAGTTTTATTTTCAAACATGTAATCGCCAATTCTAGTCTTAAGAGCAGAATTAAATTTTGTTACAAATTTGGGGAAAATACGCTGTATTAAAGCTCCCTCAGGTATAATATCATTAAGGCTAATTGGTCCTAGTCCGGTATCAAGAACACCGGTACCATCGGCAGTGCCATCTCCATCAATGTGAACTACCTTACTCCAAATCTTGTCTTTGTAACCTGATTGGTAACTAGATGTTGGGCCAACAATTTGATTATTTTTATCAAAATAATAATCGGTATCAAGACTGAATTTAAGGATACTACCCGGTGTCACATATTTTAAAACACCTGTAGTTCCTAATGGTGGCGGCCCTACAGGCCTTGGACTTGAATCGCTTACAAGTCCAACATAACCTGTACTTCTGTTAGTTTCATTTGTTGCCGCATCACTATACCAACTAAAGTCAAATGTGCTTACATCAATAGGGGCAAAGAATGTATAATAGAAATCTTTAATCTTGTTTGTTGATAACAACGGTTCAATTGTATTAGTCAAAAAACTATCTATATCTGTTCTTGAAATGTAGGAAAATTTTAGTTTTTCTTTAAAAGGTTCTCTATAGATAATTCCATCATTGCCATAGATATTAGTACTACTATACTTTCCGCTACTGTCTAATAGATCTAAATATCTACTAATACCTGTACTAGTTCTATTAACTGCCTTAACTTTAATAATGCTTTGACTGACTGTTAAAGGAAAAGTATTATAGTCTTCACCTGTAATCATTCTATTCTGAACATAATAGTTCATAGGAGCGTTGCGACGAATTTCGTCATTAGTTTCACGCTCTGTAGCATTAGTTACAGAATACTTAAGACTAAAGGTAAGACTGATAGTCTGTTGCTTGCCCGACTTACTTTGATATTTTATGTCAAGCGTAACACCTTTAATGTTATTAGGTGTAATTGTATAACTTAGCCCGTTGGCTACTCTATAATAGGTCTTAAATGTGCCCTTAGGTATATTACCGAAGATGCCGTCACTAAAAGTAAGACTTACTCTATCACCTGTACGTGTTTGAACAGCATAGATATTTTTAATATTCTTAGACAGGCTGTTATAGATAATATTGCTGCCTTTGAGTGCATCAACCCTGGTCCACATGTCTGTTTCAATACCTGCAGAATTAAGCTTATACAACCAAATATCGGAATCATTGATACCGGAAGCATCAAGATCTACAATATCATTTTCTTTAGGTGAAGTAATATTAAATGTACCGTTTTGCAGAACGCCCTGTTTGAATAATACAAAGAAGCCGTTATTGTTGCTACCAGAGCCTTGACCGTCATCTCTATACAAAAAACTCAAAGGGTTGCCTAAGTTAGGAGCTTCTTCTGTGATACTTTCAGATTCTTTTACAGATGAACTTACTATTTCAAATGGCATGGTTCTGCCGCCGACTGACTTTTGAAAAGCAAAAACAGATAGACCTGCAGAGCGTGTGTTAAATCTGTACTGCTCAGTAGGAATGCCTTCTATGGTCTTTTTTGCTTCAGGTTTTCCGAATTGAGCAGTGCTTGGCAGTGCTGCATTGATAACCTTAATAAATTGTTCATACCAGTTACTGTTAGAAGTATCATTCCAAACTATAGGTTGGTTAGAAAGATTTCTACCGTTACTATCAAAAATATCCTCATCGGTACTTACACTTGTTAGCTTGAGTAGGCCCGATGCCGATACGGCTCTTTTAGGATTGTAAGCTAATAATCTAGCTAATCGTAACAGGCTTTCTCTACGTTCTGCTAACTCAATAAAATTTTCTCTAGCATTTAAATCAAATCTAAATGCTAAATTTTGTCCCAAGAAAGCAATAAGGTCAATTAAAGCTAGGTACTCGCTGCTTTCAACATAATCATTAAAATCTTCAGGATAATTAATCCTTAGATAGCTAATCATTGTGCGGCGAAGCGTATCAAAGTCGTAAGATTTGAAGTCAGCATTCTTGAGAGTCTGATAAACTTTTTTCCAATCTTCTGCCGCTATTAACTGATTTTGCCTATCTGTACTAGACATAAATTACCCCTATATTGGTATTTATTGCATATTATAATCTGCGTATATTATGATAAGATGTTGTTTTCACGATCAAATCGTAACTGCAAATTTTCCGTGATATTATGCGGCAGATAAGTTATAGTACACTCTATCTGTATGCCGCTGGCTAGACTAGACAGGCTTATTCTACTGACCCTAATCCTAGGTTCATTCTTAAGAATAGCAGTTACATCGTCTGCAATCATTTGTTTTGTCTTAGGTGTTAGTGGTTCAAACAACATGTCCCATATGATTGTTCCCACTGTAGGATTTTCTAGCTTTTCGCCTTTGCGTATGTGAAAAGCATTTAGTATGTCCTGTTTTACAAGACTGATATCATAAAGGTTGAACTCTTTGTTATCTGTATTAATCGTACTGATACCCCTATAAATTTTGCTTTTTATAGGAGCATTAACTTTCTTTTTCTTAGTAGCAACCTTGGTTCGTTTGTATAGACTTTGGGACATAATAGATATTTATTTTACAATTTTTTGTCAAATGTATCTGGTATTGAATATGAATTTTTAGCAGGAATATCGTCAGCACGTCTATCTGTATACTGTGGTCTAAATGCCTTAGGATCTAGATTTTCATGATGCTTATATGGCTCATGCGTCGGAGCTCTATTCATAATACTTGTACCAACATCGGGCAACGCATGTGTTTTTAACGGTGTTACTGCTGACGAATCTTGAGCTGTAGCAGGTGTTGGTCCATTCATATGAATCCGACTTGCCTGTTCTAAATGTTCACCAGATGATAAAATGTTAGTGCTGCCGCCTGCTGTAAACAAGTTATCAGCATCGGACTTAATGTTTATATTGTTACCTGATCCTATAAATGTAGTTTGTTGTGTATTCAAGTGAAGATTCTGAGCAGAACTTATTTTTGTATCTGTACCTGCTAATAAATTTACTTCTTTTACTGCTTCATTCTGAAGAGAATTACCTGCTTTGATATTAACATCTCTAAGAGCTTCAAAATTAATATCTCTATCTGCTCTAATGTTTACATCGTTGTTACTGTGAATACTGACAGAATCCTCGCAATATATGTCCATTTTTCCGTCGCTGGTCAGTTCTATCCACGCAGTACCTCTGGCATTTCCAATGTATATTAAATCTTCACTGTTATGCAAAAGTATTTGGTGACCAGTGCGTGTTCTAATTCTAACTAGCTCGTTATGCGGAGTTGTTACATCCCCAGTGCCGCCTGCTATAACATTAATATATTCGGGTGGGCCTTCACTGGCTTTGGTCTTTCTTATCCAGCGTTCGTCGCCGTCGTCCATAACAAATGTGGAACCGCCTAATCTACTGACAAAAATATTAGCCTTCTGATCCTTACGGCCCACATTACCTTTTAAAGCTCCATTACGCTTGTCCTTAGGACCAGGGGTGCTTATACCAAAAACATGACTAGGACTTTCACGTCTAGCTGAACTTGTAGTAATGCCTCTAATTTCGTCTTCTAACAGTCCTTGTAGTTTCAGAGCATCTGCAAGAGGATGTTGAGGTTTTAAATTGCTAGTGCTGTCATTACTAAATTGATCAGGACCTTTTTTATTGTACTCAGCTACAGGAACTTTTTTACTAATACCATCAGTATGAAATTTCGTAGCTGCTATACCGGGAATCATAAAGTTTGTGACCGGTTCAGGTACACAACCTATCCAATAACAATCACCTATTTGTCCCCTTACAAATATAACCATAACAATAGTACCTACATCAGGCGGTACCATCCACATACCATAGCTTTTTTGTGTACTATTATAACCTGCTGCTGGACCGGTAAATTCTAAAGGTGTAACACCGTAAAATGGACTTAGATAGCGAGCATAAATTAACTGTCCTTGACGCTCAGGTTGATTGCCTATGGGGTGTGCTAGTTCAACCGTTAGTGTACCCATGTAAAATGGATCTAGATTGCTAACCACTCTAGCAAGATATGGTCCGCTATCTAGTTTATCTGTAACTACACTTCTTTTTTGGAAATTATTACTCATTAGATATCTTCTAGGTCAATTTCTGTGCTTGTGGATGTAGCCTCAGTTCCTTCGACTTCGTCTTCACTTTCTTCAAATATCTCATCATAATCTGAATACTCGTCTGCGTAGTCTGGATCATCTTGCTCCCAACGTGCTTCAACGTCCTCTTCTACTTCATAATCTTCGGTGTATTCTTCATCATTGGTATCTTGTAGGTCATCGTCGTCTACAGTATCATCTCCCATTAATGAATTAAATCCCGGGTAATCATAGAAGTTATCTTCCGCAGCTTGTCCGTTACGTTGTTCTTCAACTGCACCTCTACTGCCGGGTTGTGCAGTAAAGGCATCGTTCTGTGATTCCATTTCATTGTTATTGATAGCAGGCTTATCTAACTTTTGTCCTCTAACCCTAGTCATCTGTAGCGTTTGTTCAAACTTACCACCATTAAATGTATTTTCTACTAGTTGAACTTTATATAATCCGCTAAAAGATTTTACTATACCAGTGTCGTCCATAAACTTCATAATACCAAATGGGCTTTCCTGATAATCTAAGGCAATTCTAAAAATTACTTCTACAAATAGTTGTTTATCGATAACTCTAGATCCATCTTTAGGATTAATATATCCACCAGCACTAGTAGTCCAATAATTGCCTACACCACTATCGCTAATATAATAGGGATCTCCCATGATACGCATCTTCATAACCTGCAGATCATTACCGTCGAGAATTCTATTCATGAATAATCTTGCCACACGTTCTTCTTGTGTTTGAGGTACGCCGCCACCGCTTTTAGCATCATGGTCAGACTCTTCACCGGTAAACGCTGCGGTAATACTAGTATCTTGACTGGGTTTTTTTGGTACTGCTTTATATTCTTTGTCTGAATTTTCTTCGTTTAAATCTGTGCTTGCAGAATCTCCCGACTTGCCTGTGTTGCCTCCCGAATTGTTTCCTGCATCGGCATACAATGTAGGTTGCCAACTATATTGAAAATTTAAATCAAAATCTATTATGTCTAAATTTTTTCCTGTGTGAACATAATTATAGCGTTTAGCTACATTTTTTCTAATCCAATCTTCACCTTGCATAGGCACACCTAATGGCAACCATCTGCTGGAATGAACCTGAAACGGTATTATTCTATAGATCAGTAATCTACCTAGTCTATTTGTTATAGGATTAATACCCTTAATTAATTTGATTTGAGGTTCTATTCTAAACCACGTGTAATAACCACTTTCAGAACTGCGACGTTTTTCAAAATTTTGTCCCCATTCGCTGCCTAAGATAACCTGTTCAATAATGTGTGTAATTGAAGAATTTTTCTTAAATTGTCGTACACGCTGTTTACTAGAAGGTAAATTTTCTTTTGGTATTGGTGTGCCACTTATTTCATCATAGGCAAGTGCCTCGTCTGGACTTTCTGCTACGCCGCCTGTCTTATTATCAACACGCATTTGGCTTAGGCCTATTTCATTTGTGGACTCGTCAGATTGTACTAGATTTAAATCTACAGTTTCTGCAACAGTCTGAGGGGGCGTTCCTTCTGCATAACTTTCTGCCGCTGGAGTATCATTTTCTTTTGCTTCCTGACGTTCTAACAGTACATCTGTTTCTACATCGTCAGGAAAAACAATTGCAATTTCGTCAGGAACTTGACTTTGTTTATTCCGCTGCATTTCTTTGTATCTACGATTAATAACAGTCTGTAAACTGCTTTCACCTGATTGCAACATTTCTTTTACTGTGCTACCAGTAATGCTAATATCAGTTACTAATAAATTACTTTCATCAGAAAAAACATAACTAGAATACAAACTGGCGGTCACTTCATACCTGCTACCTGAACCGTTAGCAGTGCATTTAACTAATTGTATTTTAATAGGAAAACGTCTACTGCTCATAGGTACTACGTTAGGCTTGCCATCATCGTCCCAACCAACAAAATCTAAAGCAAGTATAAATGGAACTTCACTTAATGTAGCTATCTTAGTGTTTAGTGCTGCATTAAGCAAAGCTTGAGGGAACAAGCCTATACTGTAAGGTTCAAAAATACTAAAATTAAAAAGATTAAGATTAGTAAATCGACTTTTTTCACTATAGTCAATTGGTCCTTTGGTAGTAACATTGTCAATATAAAATTCAAACTGACCAAATTGCCCTTTGACTCTAGACTTAAAATCCCTGCCACCTGACGCTAATATAACATTCTGTTTAAATGGCATTGTCTTCCACTGATCGCTATTGAACTCGTCTAAGGTAACTGTAGCCAATGTCCAAACATAGTTAAATGATGCAAACTTGTGTAAGGGATTTTCAACAGGTACAGGAATATCATTTTCTTGTTGATAAGATTTACCCGAACTTACCTTATTCGGCAATGGTACACGCTCATCTTTTTCAGCGTCTGTAGGAGTAAATGCAGGTCCTTGGTCGTCGCTAGTAACAGGACCGGGTGATGGTTTTGTCACATTAGGCTTTTCCTGCCCGGTGTTAGAAGTATTGCTAACTGCACTTTTACCAATACCAAAGTACTGGCTGCTTGCAGTGCCATTACCGTCAAGATTTACTTTACCATTAGATAAATCAATTGCACCGCCGGGGCCCGTTAAATGAGCAGCAGCAAGATAGCCGCCTGTGTCTTCAGCACTAGTACTAGCACCAAGTACACCCCTACGTTCTAATATCTTTTCGTTTTGAGCTGTCATGCCCTCAAAGGCCTGATCCTGTGCAGAAGGGTTGTTTAGAAAGTCTTGCTTACTGTTAACACCATTCTTGCCTGTCCAATTTGCCGGATTTTGCACTGCGGCTGTGCCTTCCCTAGCAAAACTACCCTTTGCAATATAACCCTGGTCTTCAAGGCTAGCAGCACCTATTTGATAACGACCAAGGTAGTTACCATTCTTTTTTTCTACAGCGGTGTAATCATTGCCGCTTTCTCTAGCCCCAATAGCGTTGCGATATCGCTCAAATTCCTCTGGGGATAACCTTGAAGGTTTGGACATTTATTATAATCCTAATGAGTATTGAAGACGGCTCTTCTTTGGTAGATATATTTGTGTTCCTGCTGTAAAGTCAAACACTGGATCAAGCAGCACGTTCATGTTGCGTTGAGCAAAAACCCACCATAACTTGGCAGTGCCATACAAATCGTAACTTAACAGATCTGGTCTAAGATGATAAGACGGTGTAATTGTAAAATAGATGTCGTCCGCTTCGGCCAATATAGGTCTTATAACAAAATGATCAAGATATTCTTTTGTTTCCGGTGTGGCAAAATACGGACTTGTTTTTTTATAACGTTCGCTCATTACATGAACTTCCCTTTGTCATTAAGCAGTTTGCCCGAAACAAACTCTGCAAGATTAAATTTGCGTACAGTATCCCTACTGTAAAGGACCTTGAGTCTGATCTCCCATGTGCTATAACTAGGCACATAATATTTTTCATTATCGTAATTAATTCTTACATAATCCACATCTTTGCCTAGAGTTAAATTGAAAGAATGTACAACTACGGGAACTCCTGGAAAAATATGGTCCCCATAACCATATAGCTTTACAACTGGGGGCGGAGCACCTACAAACTCACCGTCACCAAAAAACATTTTTGTTAGGCTATTCAATAGATGTTTACTTGCAATCCAGTACCTACCATCTAGCTGTGTTTCAACTACCCAATCAGCACTTATTGAAATATCGTCAACACTGCTACTTTCATAACTTAAAAAAGGATAATTTGAATGTACAGGTTGTGTCATTCCGTAATTAGCTGCGTAACCAATCTGTATACTAGGAGTTAACGGAAAAACTAATCTACCTACATTATATAGCGGCTGTAAGACTTTGGCGTCCTTAAATGTTTTGATACTAGGCAAACTTAGCATTACACGCCAGTCTGTATCATCTTTCCAAGCAGCACTAGCAGTTACGGTGACACTACTACCAGTTTCTGCACCTGGAGGTAAATCCCTTGATCTGATAGATGACATAAATTCATCACCGTTTCCGGCCATGTCTTCATCTGATCCTTCACCGTATCCATCAAGTTCAAAAGGATCTGAATTTCCGCCATCTTCTTCATCGTCGCCCATCATGCCATCAACATCTTCGGCATCAACAGTTTCTATATCGTAATCATCCTCCAAGAAAGCCTGATCAAAGCCAGGCTCTTCCTCATCATCTGTGTTTAGATCCTCTGGTTCAATGTCTTCAGTTGAATAAATGTCGCCAGTTTCTGGATTGCGATAAAATCCTGTAGGTGTGCCATCTTCACTTAATACAGGATCACTTGTGGTTCTTGGACCATAATCCGCGGTAGCCTGAGCTTCTGCTTGATCTACCCTAAGTTGACGCTCCAGATCATCTGCCTGTTCTGGAGAAATTTGTCCGGATTGCTCAAGTTTGTCAATCTTTTCAAGTTCACGGTAATAGTCGCCAGCTTGTGTCCCTGTTAGTTTAACAAGAGTTCCGTTGCTGTAATATGAAGCTGTTTTACTAGACATGTTTTTTATCCATATACACTCATATTTATTGACAAAAATAATATGAGTAGTTTATAATAGTTAGAT